CAGCGAGTGAGTGATGGTGCCGCCCAGGCGGTCGTTGACCTCGTAGACCACGGCGTTATCGAAGCCGCTGCCGTTGTCGACGTACAGCACCTTGTACATGCCGACCCGGCTGACGCCGTCGCGCAGGGTATCCAGCGTGGCGATGGTCGACTCGGCCAGGTTGACCGAGAAGCCGACGATACGGCGGGTGCCCCAGTCGATGACCATGGTCACCTCGGGCCGGAAAATCTGGCCGGTGAGTGGGTTCATCACCTCTGCGTCGAAGGTATGGCCGTCCGCGATCCAGACGTCGTTGGGCCAGAGCAGGTCAGCAGTACGGCGGTGGAATGCCTTGAGCGACTTGATTTCCCGCGCGCCGATGCGCCCCTGTTCCCGCGCTTGCGGCGGCATTTTGGCCAGCATCCGCCGCACGGCATGAATGCTTGGCGCCCCCGGATACTCGGCCTGAAAGGCGGCATAGGCAGCTTCGGCGCTCGGCTTCTGCGGGCGCTGGTAGTGTTTGAGGAACACGGGCGCCCACACCGGCAGAGTCATGTCTGGCTTGCGGCGAATCGGCGCCAGGGCAATCTCGCCATGCTTGCGGAAGTCCGCCAGCCAGCGCTTGATCGTGCGCTCACTCAAGGTACGGTCGGGAGTCTTGCGGTCGTTGGCGCGCTCGACCCGCTCGGCCAGGTACGGGCTGAGCTGACCATCACGCGCCAGGCCGACTAGGGTCAGGATGGCCCGCTGCTGGCTGACCATCTGACTCATGCGCTCGACCTCACGGATGATCGACACCCGCGCGCTCATGACGTCGCGTTGATCATCGCTAAGGCGTGACGTTGAAATGCCGTCACGCTGCGGTGAAATAAGCGTGTGTGGGGCGGTCGGCTTCGGCGCCTCGGCAGGCTGCTCGGCCTGCACCAGGCGAGCGACCAGGGCGGCTTGGGTTTCGGCGGGCAGAACGGCGAAGCTGTACTCAACTGCCTTGGAGCCAAGGCGGCGCTGACCTTCCCACCCCTCGCGCTCGGCCATGAGCCGGACGTTTCGGTCAGTGGTAGGCAGCCCCGGTAGCCCGGCCAGTTCCTGGGCGGTGAACCACTTACGCATTTGGAACCTCGCCACTGACCAGAAAGGCTCCGAGGTTGAGTGCTGCGCTACGAAGCCAGTCCTCGGCATCGCGAAAGGTGCCGGTCTCGGCGTCGTTGTGACCTGCTGCGCTCTCGGCAACACAGCAGTCATAGAACTCCTTGGCGTTGCGCAGATCGTCCAAGAGGTTTTGCGGGATGCTGGTCATAGATGCGCCCCTTCAGATAAGCGCCCACGGCGGGCAAGGTCGTAGTCGCTAATGACTGCAACGCCCTGATCATCCGGTCCGCTCAGTCCGATCCAATCGGGGTTGAACAGGCGGTTCTTGGCAGGGCGGCCTTTACCCTGGGCAGGCGTGCGGCCCTCGAAGCGGGCGCGATACTCGCCAGTGCCAAATGCTTCGCGAATCACGAGCCAGGTGCCTGGCTTGAGCTGTGACGGCTTCATGCCTCACCCCCAATACGTCGTTTAAGCTCCCGCACCTGGCGCCCCGCTTCATCGCGGGTGCGCTCCAGGCGCCCCAGTTCGGCCAGCAGCGCGTCACGCCCATAGGCCACCCGGCCACCGCGCTGGGTGACCAGCCAGTTGGTCAGCAGATGGCTGGCGCACACCTCTTCAAGCAGCGCCGCTCTATAGAAAGGCAGGTTGTGATCGGTACGGGCAGGGCTGGCCCAGGCATCGAGCATGGCTTTCGATACGTCATCGCCGGACAGGCGCGACATACGCGCGGCCACTTCATAGCGGTCCATGTCCGCAGCCTTGAGCATCTCGCCGACAAGCTCGCTCACCTGCACCGAGTAGTTGCCCTGGCCGGGGATGGCCAGAACGGGCTGCGGGATCTCGAATAGATCGAAGGTGCGGTCGTCTTTTCCGTGACGCATGTTCAAACCTCCGCGACCGTTTTACGGTGCCCAAGGTCATAAGCTGCGTTATGCTTTTGCATACGCGCGGGCATAGTTTCCGGGCGCTTGGGACGCTGGCGGTTAGGGTTGCCATTGGCATCCCAGCGTTCTGGCCAGAGCTGCTCGACGTTTACGCCGAGCGCCTTTGCAATAGCCCGCTCCATTCGCGGGTAAGCGGTGCGCTTCACGTTCTTGACGGCCGGGCCGCTGACGTTCAGTGCCCGCGCTAGCTTCGCCAGCGACGTGCCTCGGGCGCGTAGCTGGAACTTGATCCACTCCCAGCGCAGAGCTGGGTCAGATGGGATTTCCGCTGTGTTCATGTCGTGATCCAAAGACCGCCTGGCGGGGTGGTCATGAGGTGGTGTTTAACGTGCCTTACGACATAGACAATAGCGAGAAAATAAACGCACATCAACGGATAAATACGCATCCGATTGCTTTATCCGTTGATGCTGCGAATAAAATTTCGCAAAGGTAATAAAATCAATGGGTTACAGAGAATCGGACGAATCGGATGTGCAGAGGGCTGAGCATCCGATTCCTGCCCATGGAATCGGATGCTTCAAAGACAGGCTGAAGGCCTTGGTGACAGGGAAGAGTTTGCGTGGATTTTCACGCGAATGCGGGTTGTCCGAGGCAACGCTGCGCAGTTATCTGGCGGGCGAAACCTACCCAACGCTGGATCGCCTTGAGCTTATTGCGAAGGCGGGCAACGTCTCGCCTCTAGAGCTGGCTTTCGGGGCCACTGCTAAGTACGCGCCTGTTGATGATGACGCTTATGCCTACGTCCCGTTGTATGACGCCCGCTGCAGCGCAGGCAGTGGCGCCTGGAATGAGCGTTGCAACGTCCTGGTGAACCTGTCGTTCACCCGTTACAGCTTGCGCAAGAAAGGACTTACGCCCTCAGACCTGGCCTGCCTGCGCGTAGACGGCGACTCGATGGTGGGCCTGCTCGATGACGGCGATACCGTAATGATCGACCTGAGCCGCAACGCGCTTGAGGGTGAGGGTGTCTATGTAGTGATGCTCGATGACCACCTCTACGCCAAGCGCCTGCAGCGCCAGTTCGATGGCTCGGTGCTGATCATCAGCCACAACAAGGAATACCAGCCGATGACCGTGCCCAAGGATCGCCTAGCCGAGCTGCACATCATCGGCCGCGTGGTCTGGGCTGGCGGCTGGATGGTCTAGAGAAGTGAAGGGCAGGGAAGCCCGGTCTGCCGCCTCAGACGGCAGTGCCAAATCCCCCTGTGAAATCCTGCCGTTTCCGCGTTCGCGAGTTTTGGCACTGTTTCAACACCCGCGCCGCCACCCGCCCGCCTGAACCCCGCGCCACGCTTGGCCGTCCCGGTTCAACCCATCTCATCCCAGGTAGTCCCGCAGCTCTCCCGGCCTGTGCCAATACTCCCACTAGCTCACAGCTGGAAGCCGCGTCGCGGGAAAAGGGCATCGAGCGGCAGGCGCTGGACGAGCAGTACATCGTCGAGCGCTGCATCTTCGCGCTGGTCAACGAGGGCGCGAAGATTCTCGAGGAAGGCGTTGCCCAGCGCTCCAGCGACATCGACGTCATCTACCTCAACGGCTACGGCTTCCCGGCCTTCCGCGGCGGGCCGATGTACTACGCCGACAGCGTCGGCCTGGACAAGGTGCTGGCGCGAGTAAAAGAACTGCACGCGCGTTGCGGCGACTGGTGGAAGCCGGCGCCACTGCTGGAAAAACTGGCCGCCGAAGGCCGCACCTTCACCGAATGGCAGGCCGGGCAATGAACGCGACCCGCCTGCATTCCGAACGCACCATGAGGACCTTCCCATGAACGTCAACTACACGGCCGAAGAGCTCGCCTTCCGCGATGAAGTACGCGCCTTTCTGAAAAGCGAGCTGCCGGCGGACATCGCCGCCAAGGTCAAGCTCGGCAAGCACATGTCCAAGGAAGATCACCAGCGCTGGCAGCAGATCCTGGTCAAGCGCGGCTGGTACGCGCCGGGCTGGCCGGTGGAGCTGGGCGGCACCACCTGGGGCCCGGTGGAAAAGCACATCTTCGACGAGGAGTGCTCCGCCTTCGGCGCACCGCGTACCGTGCCCTTCGGCGTCAACATGGTCGCTCCGGTGATCATCAAGTTCGGCACCCAGCAGCAGATCGACCATTACCTGCCGCGCATCCTCTCCGGTGAAGACTGGTGGTGCCAGGGCTATTCCGAGCCCGGTGCCGGTTCCGACCTCGCCAGCCTCAAGACCCGCGCCGTGCGTGACGGCGACCACTACGTGGTCAACGGCCAGAAGACCTGGACCACCCTTGGTCAGCACGCCAACATGATCTTCTGCCTGGTGCGCACCGACCCCGAGGCCCAGCAGCAGCGTGGCATCAGCTTCCTGCTGATCGACATGAAGAGCCCGGGCATCAGCGTGCGGCCGATCATCACCCTGGACGGCGACCACGAGGTCAACGAAGTCTTCTTCGACAATGTCCGCGTGCCGGTGGAAAACCTTGTCGGTGAGGAAAACCAGGGCTGGACCTGCGCCAAGTACCTGCTGACCCACGAGCGCACGGGCCTGGCCGGCATCGGCTCGTCCAAGGCGGTGCTGGCACATCTCAAGCGCATCGCCATGAAGGAAGTCTGCGACGGCAAGCCGATGCTCGAAGACCCGCTGTTCCGCGCCCAGGTCGCGGAGGTCGAGATGCAGCTGATGGCCATCGAGATGAGCACCCTGCGCATCCTTGCGGCGGCGAAGGAGGGCGGCGTGCCCGGTGCCGAGTCCTCGATTCTCAAGGTCAAGGGCACCGAGATCCGCCAGGCGATCACTCACCTCTTGCGCAAGGTCATCGGCCCCTACGCGTTGCCGTTCCTCGAAGAGGAGCTGCAGCTGGACTACGACGGTGAGCTTTTGCACGCCGACTACAGCGCGTCGCTGGCCGGCGACTACTTCAACATGCGCAAGCTGTCGATCTTCGGCGGCTCCAACGAAATCCAGAAGAACATCGTCTCGAAGATGATTCTCGAGCTTTAAGGGGGCACCGCCATGGACTTCAAACTGACTGAA